CTAGACTCGTGTCTGGACACGGCGTGCCAACGTTTCAAAGTATTTTAGATTGTGCTGAGTCAAGTTTTGATACCAAGATCATTGCGGATGGAGGAATTAGATCCAGCGGCGATATTGTGAAAGCCTATGCAGCAGGAGCAGACTTTGTTATGGTTGGGTCTGTATTGGCCGGCGCAAAAGAAACCCCAGGCGAGGTGTTTTCAAAAGCCAGCGGCAAAAAGTATAAAGTTTACCGTGGTATGGCCTCCTCTTCAGCACAAGAAGCTTGGCGCGGGAAGTCGTCGACGCCCGAAGGTGTCTCCACGACAATTCTTTATAAGGGCAAAGCAAAGAATATATTAGAAAACTTACGTGGTGGAATTCGTAGCGGATTCTCATACTCCGGGTGTCGCAGCTTCTCTGAGTTCCAGGCTAAGGCTAAGTTTATCAAGCAAACAAATGCAGGCCAAGTGGAGAGTGGTACTCACATACTCAGAGGCAAAGTATGACAAATCGCATGAACCCGAATCATCGTCTTAAAGATCCTAGCGTTCCAGACATGAGCGAAAGAAAGAAAATTATGTTTTATGAATCAATAAAACGTCAGGCGGACTTAAGGGTTAAACTAGAATACGATAATTTGAAGCAGTCAGAGTTTTTTCGTTGCCTGATAACAGGATACCTAAACAACGACGATCAAATTATACATTATATTCAGAAATACAAGGAAGACATGGGAATACATAATAAAATTAAAAGACAAAAAAGCCAAAAATTAATCAATCGCGGTAAAGAGAACATTAAAAAGCTAGGTTTGAATAAAACTGAAATCGAAGATATATTTGATATTATCGCAGAGGAGCATCCTGAGTTATGAAATGTTTGCAGACATGCCGCGGCTTAAAAATAGCTTGCCCTAACGAAGATTGTAGATTATGGCTAGACAGAGAAGATGAGTTAAATTGTGTTTTAGAAACGATAAGTAAGAACGGTTGTATGAGTTTGCGTGAAGTTGCTGAAAGGCTCGACATTAGTTTTGTAAGGGTGAAGCAAATACAGGATGCTGCCGTTAAAAAATTAGGACATATTGTAAATAAGGAAACTATTTAAATTAAAGCGGAAATTCCGCTTTTATTACAAACTATATATTATATAAAATCTAGGAGATTTTCAAATGAAGAAGAATAAGCTTTTACTTAGCGAGTCAGATACACGACGTTTTATGAAACTAGCCAGCGTAGGCGCTCTTACGGAGAGCTTCGTTGATACGATGGAAGAACAAGAAGAAGAAGAACTAATGGGTCCAGACCCCGATCCCGAAGCCGCCGAAGATCCCATGGGTCTAGATGATCCTGAGCTTGAAGACGAAGAGGGTCTAGAAGGCGCGGGAGAGCCGGCCATGGATGAAGAGTTCGTTGAAGAGCTTGTTACCGCAATTGCTGGAACGATCGAAGACGTTACTGGCGTACCAGTTAACGTTACCGGCGAGGACGAAGGCGAGGTAGAAGACGTTGAGGGTGATCTTGGCGATCTTGGCGATCTTGAGGATCTTGAAGGTGAGGAAGAACTTGCAGGTCTTGAAGGCGAGGAAGAGGAAGAAGAAGGTTTAGAGGCGCTAGCAGAGCATATTGCGCGCAGTCTTTTTACTACGGCACCCGATCCTGAGCCTGCAGGGGAAAAAGATGATCTTGTGGAACGCCTTAGCGCGCAAGTAGCTGCTAGATTGTTAAATAATAGTTGACAAGATAATAAAAGTTTGTAATAATAAAAGGGAGATATACATCTCCCTTTTTTTATGGTAATTCTTGTGGAAGAAAATAATTTCATCTTAGCGGCTACATGGTTTTTTGCCGGTGCTGTGTGTTTTAAACTTGGTAGCCATATTTTTGGTTTGTTGGTTTCGTTGAATCTAATTAAAGATTCTATTTTCAGTATGATTGGTCTCCTTAATGTTATAGACGGCCACTACGATCACGCCCTAGAAATTAAATACGACAACATGAAAAAGACTGGTATATCTGATGAAGAAATCAATGAAATTAAGAAGGTAGATGAAACAATTATAAAAATTTGGAGAGAAACAGCAATTAATGGCATAGTTAACAATGTGCCCAGGAAATTAAAACCAGCCATTGGATTTAAAACCTGGGACGAAGCAATGAGGAAACTTAAAGAAGAATAACTTGCGGAGGTAGCTATGCGCACCATTAATGCGTGCTTGTGGAAAATTAGGGAAGATGAAGACGAAGGCATCACCTACAGAATTCAAGTAAATGATATAAAAGATCGCCAAATTGAAAAAGTAAAAGATATACTAAAAGAGTGGAGCCCAGCAGGATCGGGCTTTGAAAAAAAATCAGATTTTAAAATTCTATTGTTCAATAAGACGTTTAAAGATCAAAAAAGTTTGTTAAAGTGGAAAAAGACTTTTCCCTATTATGTAGAGATTTCATTGGAGGAATAATTGAAATACAATTCGAATGTCTTGGAGGAGACCGAGAAAACAACAGAAGAAGCGCCAGAAGTGCCCCCCGCACCTACGTTTCAAGATGCAGATTTAAGAGCTATTAGCTTATACGGAGACTTAACCGAGGATAAGGCCTCTGAGTTGGTATACGGATTGTTAATTCTTAAAGATTCTGCTAGATTAGTGCAAGAAGAAGAGGAAGTTTACGAAGTCGTGGATCCGATTGATTTTTATATCTCGACTTATGGCGGATCAGCCGCGGAGATGTTTTCTTTATATGATATGATGCGCTTTGCAAAAAAAGACTGCGATATCCACACCATTGGCCTGGGTAAAGTGTTTTCAGCAGGAACCTTATTGCTAGCGGCGGGAACCAAAGGTAAACGTACAATTGGAGCGAACTGTCGGGTCATGTTACACGATGTTGTTTCTGGCCACCATGGGAGCCTTCACAATTTAGAAAATGAAGTTCGCGAGACCCGGTGGACCCAGAAAACTTATATCAAGCTTATGGCTCAGGAAACAAAAATGACTGAAAAACAAGTCAAATCTTATATTAATAGAAAAATGAATGTATATTTGACAGCCCAAGAGGCTGTTGAATTGGGGATTGCAGATGAAATTATTTAAATTAGCTTATAACAAAAGAAGCGCTAAAAAGCATGGCTGGACGCCAGCTTGGTTTGGCGCTAAAAAATTTGATTCTTATCTTATCGATAGAATCATGGAGTTCCAACGTACCCACGATTTAAAAGTCGACGGTTATGTTGGAGAGGTAACTTATAGACGAGTTGTCACCAATCGAGAAGCCTTTCCGAATTCTGATAAGAGAATTCTTTGTAATGGGGTATTAATACCGATTAAGTGGGACAAGGTTCGTGTTGATTTATTAAAAGAAGGGTGTTACAAAAAAGTAACAAAAGCCAGAAGCCCCTCTATGGTCGTAACACATTGGGATGTTTGTCTTTCCGCAGATAGTTGCAAGCGTGTTTTAGAAAAGCGAGGAATCTCCTCGCACTTTGTAATTGATAATGATGGCACTATTGTGCAATTAGCGGACTGTAATGATATCGCTTGGCATGCAGGAAATAGAAGAGTTAATAATGTGTCGATTGGTATTGATTTTAGTAATGCGTATTATGTAAAATATCAGCGTCATTATGTCAGAAGTGGCCATGGCGAGAGGCCGATACTTACCGAAAGCAAAGTACATGGAAGAAAGCTTAAGCCTCATTTGGGGTATTATAAAAAACAAATTTTAGCTTACAAAGCCTTGCTGGAGTTTCTTAATGAAACATACGGTATACCTTTGGAGTGCCCTAAGACCCCAGAAGGCGAACTGGTAACCACTGTCGACCCTTCTGCAGAGAAAGGAGTATTTCAAGGTGTTGTATGCCACTATCATTTAACGAAGCGTAAAATTGATACCGCTGGCCTAGAACTAGATAAGATTATTGATCAAATAAACGTGTTACCTATCGGTTCTTTGGACTAATTATAGATATGAGCGACAGTGCCATAGAAAAAAGAATAGCAGAGAGCTATGAAAAAGAAAACGAGAACATAACTCGTGGTCGTTTGTATCAACTGGTGGAGCAGTATACTAATAACTTTTTAGATAATCTAGAGCCGGCGCCTGTCTTACAGGAGAGGGATACGAAAAAGTTTTCCGCGGCCAGATTTTATAACACTGCACTAAAATCATTTAAAGCTCCAACTGAGCAAGCAGGTAAGTTAGGTACCGGTGAGAGGCAACGTTTCCAGAAGTATATTGCCAAGAATATTAGAGGCAAGACACTTGGAGAGAAGGTAAGCTCAATCAACCAAATTGTCACCGGGCCTGCGATGGAGGATCCTAGGATATCAGAAATTATGGCATCCCTTGGTGCTTTGAAAATGCTTCAGGAAACTTTAGATGATTTCAATGAGTCGACGGCTGGCTTTTTGTTCGAAGCTTTCTTATCTGGCCTGCTGCAAGGTGAACAAGTTACAGAGAGGGTCGGTGGAACACTTCCGATTGAAGACTGCATGTTCTTTGTCGATCCCAAGACTGGCGATCCCGGTCAGCCTGTGAGTTTGAAACTTCTTAGTACAACAACTATCATTGAAGGTAGTATCGTTAATTTACTGGGTTTCTTCCGCCGGCCAGAAATTGCTGCCGTTGCAAATGAAAAGGGTATCGAGTATATTGTCGCAGTGAAAAAAAAGAATAATGTCTTAGATCTTTATTCGTTTACGATCACACCAAGCAATTTTTTTATGTGGCTTCACGAAAAACATTTTAATTTTCAAGCACCGGAGTTTTTGAAAGCCGTGAGTCCGGAAACAGAGGCACCCGTTAACTTAAATGAATCAGATTACAACGATCCCGAGGTAATTAAGCAAAATGCACAAAGATGGATGAATATAGTCAAGACCCATCGCTATCCAATGATGGGATTAACGCCTGATCAACTTAAAATAGATTTGAGAAGCGAAAGTGATTGGAAAAAGATCATTCCTCTACCGTCGACGTCCGGTAAAGGCAGAGAACAAGTTGCATCGATCGTACTAAGTGATAAGGGGAAGGAAGCTTACCGGCGTTTCACACTCTTTAAAGATATTGAAAGCTTTGAAAATTTAGAGATTAGTGAAGAACTAGAAGCACAATTCCTACAGCAAGAAAATCCCGAGGCCAGAAGCGAAGCCGCTGCAGTCATAGCCCAGATTGCTCGTAATAGACGAGCGGTCTACTTGAACGTTATTTCAAAATGGAGTATCGCTACCACAAGGGAAAGCGCTGGTCACGTTACCAGATACCTTGCAATACTTAATCCCAAGACGGGACAAATGAAAGCGGCTGATGCACAACAAAAACTACAGGCGCTTGTTGAAGCTGGAGACGCAGATTCAATTATCCGCTGGGCCACCGCGCTAGAATACGCCAGGGCCGCGAAGGGAGATACCCAGTTTGATATCAAGCCTGTAACGGTCAGAGCACGCGGTACGTTCTACGGAGCAATCAACGTTGACAAAAACAAGATTTACAAAACTACTCAAAAGTATAGCGAGGTCTTAGAGCAACTTTGTGCTCCGATCTACGAAGAGCTTGAGAACCTGTCTCAATATATCAACGGATTTTACATGCAAAACAGAGTTGGCGATGCTTTTAAGGCTTCCGAATCCGCTAAACAGATGGTAACGCATACTGATAAACTTTCTGGTAATATAGAAGATAAATAAATATTAGCTATTGACTTTATTATCTGACGATGTTATTATATAATTGCTATAACATATGAAAAGAGGTGTATATGTCTAAGCAGATCTGTTCTGATCAAGAGTTACAAAAGAAGATTTTTAATGGCGTCAACAAGATTGCCGACGTCGTTTCCGAGACCTATGGTCCTCGCGGCCGGAATGTTATCTTGCATAAAAGAGATGTTAGTCCTGTTATCACGAAAGATGGTGTTACGGTTGCAAGATTTGTGGATCTAGACGATCCAGTTGAAAACGCCGGCGCACAAATTATTAAGCAAGCCGCTGAACAAACTAATGTCTTGGCTGGTGACGGCACAACGACAGCGACTATTTTGTCGCGCGCTATCTTAAACCAAGCACAAAAGTTTCTTACTGCCGGAGCATCGCCTGTTGAACTCAAGCGCGGGATTGATAAGGCGGTAGAGAAGATTACTGACAATCTAAAAGATATGGCCATTCCAGTCTCTTCCGAAGAGGACATCGAAAACATCGCCACTATCTCGGCTAACGGAGATACCTCAATTGGCAAGCTAATTGCGATGGCCGTTGATCAGACAGGTAAAGACGGCGCCATTACAGTTAAAGAAGCTAAATCCATGGACACGAGCTTAACTGTCGTTGAAGGATTTAGATTTGATTCTGGATATTTTGCAAAAGCTTTTGTTAATGATATTAGACGCGGAGTTGTTAAATATGATGATGCCATGATCCTAGTCACTGATCATAAAATTGAGGTTGTGGAAGATATCTATCCGATACTTGAGTTCATGGCCCGTGATGGTCGACCCTTAATCATTGTATCAGAAGAAGTAGAAGGACAAGCTTTAGCTGCGTTAATCATGAACGCTGAAAGAGGCACCATGCGAATCGCTGCAGTGAAGGCTCCGCGTTACGGGGAAGAGAGAAGAAATATTCTTAAAGATTTATGCGCATCGTCGGGAGCAACATTTGTTAGTATGGAATCTGGTATAAAGCTGAAAGATGTTCAACTTGAACACCTGGGCTTGTGTAAGAATATTGAAATATCAAAGAACCAGACAACAATTGTCGATGGTCAAGGCGACTATGAGGAGGTCGAGAAGAGGATTGAATCTCTTAAGCTAGAAGTTGAGCAAACTGACGATCTCGACGAGTGTGATAGAATTCAAGAAAGGATTACTAGACTAGCTAGTGGAATCGCAATTATCAACGTCGGCGGTGCCACAGAAATCGAAATGATTGAGAAGAAGCACAGGATAGAAGATGCTTTGGAGGCTGTAAAGTCTGCGCAAGTTGAAGGTATGGTGCCAGGAGGCGGTGTTGCTCTCATCCGTGCAGCGAAAAAGATTAAAGTTGACGTTGATAATGAAGACCAAGAATTGGGGGTCAGGATTATTAAGAAAGCAGTGTTCGAGCCGCTAAGACAAATGGCCATCAACGCTAGCGTGTCACCAGACTTGATTGTAGAGAAGGTTAGTAGAGCTAGTGGCAACAAAGGGTGGGACTTTAGCCATGGTACGATGAAGGACATGTTACAAGCTGGGGTCATTGATCCAGCAAAGGTCACGCGCACTGCTTTGCAAAACGCTGCGTCCGTAGCATCGACCTTAATTACAACCGGTCACGCGGTTATTGAGCACTAAAAGACTTCCCGATACTATATAAAACATAGGGAGGGACACACTCTAATGGACGACATAGAAGCAGCTAAACAAAAATGCGCGACGAAAATACAAGTTGATTTGGTGGAACTTGATGGTAAGCTCCAGAGAATGATGGACGGAATTGAGATTGTAAAAGAAAGGCAAGAAGACATGGCAGATGATATAGCTAAGATAAAAGAAGCAGTATATAATCCAGATGAAGGAATTTATGCTAGACTCAGAGAGCTAGAGAACTGGAAAAAGACTAGCTCTAGATTAATCTGGCTAATTATTACCACAAGTATGGGTGTCTTAACTGCTGGTATTATAAATTATATCTGGGAAATAGCAAAATAATATATGAATTATGAAAAAGGACAATTAGTATACATGCCGGCCGGCTCGCGAGTTGTAAAGTTCGCAGACGGGCCCGATAAACGAATAACGCATGAATATGCTAGCGTTGTAAGCCTCTTCAGGGTGTTAGAGGAGCCTCACAATGTTTTATTAACAGAAACTTCTCTAAAAAACTTTAAATCACATGTGTGTGTGTATTATGATGGAGAGGAGTGGTTCACGGAAAAGAAAAATATCTTTCCAATCGATGAATAATATGAATAAATTAATTACTTTGACCGAGATATACGAGACAGACTCAGTGACAGCTGTTGTGCGAAATGAGGAAGGTCGTTTTGAGAGGCGCACAAGGCAGTTTTCTTTAAGAGAGATCCTTCTTAACCCAGAGTATATTGTCACTGCTAAACAGGATAAAAGATTCGAGACATTTTTAGCCGAGGGTCTGTTACCAAATGGTTTGAACCCAAACCAACAATTTGTCAAACTACAACTAGCCGGGAGCGCTACTTCATCTGCACGCTATTTGGTGGTAGTCGGAGATCTATCTCATATATACGAAAAGATATTCGGAGGAAAGCTTGTCGCTAGCACACGATGATGGCTTAATTCTTTACACGCTCTCCTGGTGTCCGTACTGTGTGGGAGCCAAGGAGTTCCTGTTGGAGTCTAAGGTAAGTCATACAATCATCCCTATGGATGAAAGAGAAGAGCTGCTGGAAGAAATAAAAAAGCTTTGGCAGTGGAAAACCGTGCCAATTGTTTTAGAGAAGAGTGGAGCGACCTTGCGACTAGTCGGCGGCTTTGACGATTTAAAAGAGGAACTTGAAGATGTTTGAGTTCAAACCTAGAAAAATCAAATCGCATACAAGTAATCGAAAATATGATGGCACATACCATAGGTCTAACTTTTTTTCCATCGGGGGTTATAGGGAAATAAAGTGGATGATCGTAATGGAAATTGAATGTGATATTCCTGCAATGAAGAAGCAAGGATACGAGAATGCTGACATTGTTAGAGAATGTGTGGCCGCCTTAAATAAGGCACCTGAAAAAAAGAAGTATGCCAGAAAAGAACCACAACCAAAATATGGTAATCTAGAACTTTATGATTTTTCTTTCAGGCGTGAGGTAAGCGGTGAAATTATTCAATTGCTACTTCTTACAGATCAAAAGAAAAATAAGTTTTTAAGAGGTAAAGGAAAGAACAAAGTAAAAAGCAGGAGACGATGGGCGACCAAAAAAAAGTAAATTTTTATACTCTTAAAACCAATACATGTGAAAATATGCTTAGGGAGTGCAGTAGAAATCTAGATTTTGCTGAGTTTAGTATTAAAAATATTTTAGAGATCTCTCCTGAATTTAAAAACGGATTGGCTCTTTTATGTGAGATTTATAGTTTTAACTATAATGTTACTTCTTTGCTAAACGTTAAGTTGGTATCCGACTATTATAAGGTTACTGCGGAAGAATTATCGGAAGAAGATGGCGAGGAGAGAGTAATCTTTAATGCAGATGAAATGTTCTATATTAACGCAAACTTACAGGGAGTTCAACTTGCGAAAGAAACGATACTGACCAATACCAGTCTTTCTTTTACACTTCACTAGGAAAATAAAATGAGTATAGAATCAATAGGGGGCATCTCTGATATCATGCCTCCGCAAAAAATCGAATCAGCCAGCAAGTCAGAGCCTGCTGTGCAAGCCGCTGAGAACAAGCCAGAGGTGTCGGCCGATCCAAGCCCGATGGTTGATGAGGCCTCTGTTAGCACCAAGGACTTTTTGGCTTTAAGAGTACAACCCATCAATGATGATTTTGCTGTACTGGATGAGGTCATCAATAAAATGAAAGAAAACATTGATCAGTTGGGAGAAGCAATAGAGGGCATAATGGACAAAACACAGAAAGTTGCAAAAATGGCAATTGGGTTGCAGGTTTTGAAAGCAACATTCGAAGCTATCGACGAGATTAGACAAGGCCCAGGCGGTGGCCAATCATGAAAATACCTTATATGAAAGAGATGCTGCTGTTGGCACTAGGTATAAACACAAGCGTATTAATTTTATCCTTAACAACAGGAAATTGGAGCGGGATAGGCATAGCGTCGGTTTCTGGCCTGATGTGCGTCCTCGGTCTATATTCTATGAACGATAATGCTGAATAGAGAGGGCAAAAAGATTGTATTATTTATGATTGCTCTCGTTGCAGCGTTGTTTATCGACTTGTGTATACTTTTATAATATATCAGTAACAAAACAGGTTGACTTTTTTTAAAAATTATTATAACATTATAGGAGTTAGAAATGGCTAAAAGCAAGAAACAAGTTTTTGGATCATGTAAAAAAACTAGGCTAGGTCGTAGCCGTAACACAAAGCACGGCCACAAGGGTGGCGGATCTAACGGTTCGACGGTATCCAAAAACTATAAGAAAAAGTATCGAGGCCAGGGTAGATAAACCCGGCCTTTAGCTCGAATTAAACGGAGGATCAATGAGCTTCGCGGATATAGTAGTCGATCTCCAATACGGAGATTGCGGCAAGGGTAAGGTTACACATCATTTGTGTAGAGAGAATGATTATACGCATGTGCTGAGATACAACGGAGGCTGTAATGCGGGGCACACAATTTATCATGAGGGCAAAAAATTTGTAACTCATCATATTCCAGCTGGTGTCTTCTTTGGAGTTAAGTCTATAATAGGGCCGGGTTGTGTAGTTAATATTGAGCAGTTTTTTAAAGAATTAAACGAGCTAGAAGAGAAAGGTATTAATACGAAAGGGATGGTCTTCATCGCAAAAAATACACATATAATCACCAAGGAACATTTAGAACAAGATGGTAAAGACACTGCGATCGGCACAACCAAAAGAGGAAATGGCCCGGCTTATAGAGACAAATACGATCGCGCTGGGATTCAGGCTAGCAAAGTCGAAGAACTGCAAGATTATATCATTGACTTGTACGAAGAGTTCCACGAGGCTGGAGAAGTTAGAATCTTGTGTGAGGGCGCCCAAGGGTTTGGTTTAGATATTGATTGGGGTGACTATCCTTATGTAACGAGTAGTCACTGTACAACTGCCGGCGCGCTACTAAATGCTATTCCTCCTTCCTGGGTTAGAGATATATGGGGCGTTGCAAAGATTTACGAAACGTACGTCGGGGCAAAGAAGTTCGAACCCACAGAGGGCAAAGATAGTGATTTGTTTAAAATGGTTAGATGGTACGGAGAGGAATACGGAGCAACTACTTCTAGGCCTCGCCAATGTAACTGGCTGGATTTCTCATTATTACAAAAAGCCATTAATATCAATGGTGTTAATAAGGTAGTTGTCAACAAGCTTGATATTTTGAGACAAGTTAATGTTTGGAAACTAATTAATAATAAGGAACTTTTGGAATTTAAAGATGAAAATCAAATAAAAGACTGGTTAAGAACTAATATCGCCAACGACGTAGAAATTAAATTCTCGTCTTCGAAAGATAGAATCTGATGTTATCTAACAATAAAAAGAGGCGCGAGTATAATGGGAGAACCAAAAAATTTAGAAACTCGCGCTCAATTAATTGAATTAGCGCGGATTAAAATTGAAAAAATGAACCATGGTTGCGTATATACCACCGACTACGAGCTTAAAAAAATATTCGAAGAAGTGGTAGATCAGTACGAGCTGACTTTGAATGATTTACAAAAATATAAAAAACTGTATGAATTTCAAACATTATATCTAAAAAAGAGCGCAAAGGAAATTGAGTTTATGAAACTTAAATTAAAGGAGCACTCAAAAAATAAATTATAGTCAATGAAAGTATTTATACCCGATAAAAATAAGACTATCCTACAAAAAATAGTAACTGAGCTTTATTTGATCAGTAATGCCGTCGGTGTGCAGAATGATTCTGCGGTCAAGGAAAGGATTTTAGCTGTCAGGAAAAAGATCGATCAACTCTTGAGAGATGATACTTAAGAAATAATATGTTTTGATCTTTCGAGATACTAGTTATCCTTGTTTTTCCGGAGATTCTTGTTATGAAGATAATAAAAAATGGTATTGCGATCGCTTCTGAAGAAATAGAGGATTATGAAAATAATATTCTATCATTTGACAGAAAAGTTGATTTGTTTCAAAGACTGGTTGATTCTGGAATGTTATGGCGTTTTCGTAACGATTATCTTGTCGAGGCCAACAACTTAATAACGCGCGGATATGTGTACGAAAGATAATTTTTTATCTTGACCAGCGAAATTTGGTGCTTATACTTGTTGTATGCAGTTAGACCGTTTAAAAGTCGGGGCTCTGCTGGTTAGCACAAAGAGGGATCTTAAAGGCGTTTTAACCGAGCGCTTTGACCCCTATGTTTGTAGTGACTACGCAGGCATGCCTATCGATAATTTATCTGTTAAGCCGATGTGGTGTTGGAAGATCCACTGGTTTAACGGCAATTCGCCAACTAATTATAAAGGAAAGCGATTTGGTTATACGGAAGAACTTCTGCTTTATGAAATAAACAACGGAGTATGGAAATATTATGAACAAGAATAAAAGCCCTTTCGACGATATCAAGGTAGCAGACTTTAAAACTCTCTATCTTGAAGACTTTCGAAATCTGCAGGAGGAGGCTGTGGAGATCCTTTTAGAGGCCGTGCAGGACAAAAAGAATGGCGATCAAAAAGCCTATGAGAAAAAAATGTTAAAATATGAAACATTTAAGGTGACAACTGAGACAATGTTACTGATGGCAGCCAAGTATCCACTGGCGGAGGCGTAGGAAGTATATATGAACACCAGTTGTAGTATTTATGACACTGAAGAAATTGAGTTAGCTTTTGAATATTTTGTAGAAACTGTAAGAGAAATGTATAATGAGTATATGGACAAAAATTTTCCTTCTCTTGGAAGAGATGAAATCAGAGTATCTGAAGGCTCTGTGTATTGGAAGATTATCAAGGAGGACGAAACAGGATCCTCAAGCGTATACGGATTTGTACGTAAGTCAGACGGAGCGGTTTTTAAAGCGGCATCATGGCGATCGCCTTACACAAAAGGCAAAAGCGCAATACGAGGTTATGTCACAGACGAGTGGATCAGGCATCTAATAACTCCGCATGGAATTGTATATGCACAATGAAGGTAGGTGATCTGGTGGAGTATCGAGGAGATTTCGTAATTCCGCGTATTTTCCAGGGAGATCCCACCAGACAACCACATATAGGAATTGTCGTTGAGACTATCGCAGACCAACTAACCGAAGGTACGAATATACGTGTTTTTTGGTTTGATGCAGAAAGCTCTCACTGGCACACATCAACAGAAATTAAAATGTTAAATGAAAGTAGGTGACTTAGTAGCAAGATTTGATAAGCAATACAATATCTTCGATAATAACGAAAAAGATATTGGTATTATTTGCTATGCTGGTAGTGACAAAAAAGGACACTACATAAGCGTTTATTACGCCGCAACTGACCAGTGGCGGTGGCATACAAAGGGCGAGTTAAAAATCTTGCAAAAAGGAAATATATCATGATTGGTTATCTAGTGCACTATAATTGTGGAGGAAGCAAAGCGATCGGAGTGGTCACGGACATGTTTCGCTATGAAGCACCGACACGCAGAAGAATGATTGAAAAAAATACGCTCATGATCTCCGTGGAATGGGTTAAAATCGATCCGAACGGCAAAATGCCGGCGCCAGTGTATCCGCATAGCAGTAATGTTTTTGGCACTCAAGATGAATCCTTTTGGCCACTTGACTGGGATAAGAAAAGATGGTACAATGCCCAGTGGTTTAAGGTTATATCAGATGTTGAAAAAAAATATTGAGCCGGGAGATCTAATTGTTTGGCGAGACGGTGGAAATATTGGTATATTCGTTAAAAAAGTAGAGTTGCACGCGCAAAGAAATATAGCTAGTAGAAACTTCAATCCCAAGTGGGTTTGGTTAATAGAATTTAACGACCCAGGGCCATGGAGTTATAGTGAAGATTGGGGAGCCAGGGAAGATATGTTGATGTCCGGTACGCTTGGAGAGATATATCATCAAAAAAAATAGCTTTACTTTATCGATAGCGTGTTTATTATAAATCATATGGCCTTGTGGTGGAACTGGTATACACAGCAGACTTAAAATCTGCCGCTCAATTGAGCTTGCGGGTTCGAATCCCGCCGAGGCTACCAAATATTGTGAGAAACTAAAATGATCCCGATGGAATATTTGACTGCTGAATTTAGAGCCCATGAACGACTTAATCCTGCTTATAAGTCTGGTTCAAGCATGAACAAGAATAGATATTTGTCTAGGAAAGCTAAAACAAATAAGAAGCATAAATTAGGGCCAGCAGTTGTGTTGTGTTTGGGAAAGCATGACGATGATTATATTTTAGGCTATGATAGATTCGGAAAACCAAAAAAAATGTAATTTTTTTGCTCTCACCCCTTGACTATGGTTATTTCGTTATTACTGTTTATGTGTTAGGGCAAAAGCCCAGGAGACTTAAAAATGAGTAATTTAGCAAAATATAATCCGAATGGATTACTAGACTCGGTGTTCGATGATCTTCTCGATAATTTCTTTGCAACACCGGACAAGAGAGATATTCGCCGTCATGGTCCGACGGCGCCTCATGTAAAACAGAGAGAGAACGATAGCTCTTATGAACTATCTTTCGCTGCCCCAGGTGTAGCCAAGGATGATTTTAATATTTCTTTGGTGAATAAAACTCTTACCTTATCTTATTGCAAGGGAGAGAAGGGGAGCGATTTCTTTAATTTCTCTTCGTTCACTAGGACTTGGACTGTGCCGGACGGTACGACCGCTGAAGATGTCAGTGCGGACTATGTTGACGGTATCTTGACTGTTACAGTTAATAAAGTAAAGGCTATTGAAGTGGAAGCAGCTACGATAAAAGTGAAGTAAGAATGTATAACTTAGGATACGCATGTATCAACATGGCACTCTCTTACCCTAAAGAGTGGGGAAATATGCCCAAAGGTACTCCCAGAATTACTACAAATCGATCGATGATTCGCAGAACCTTTAATGAAAGGGGGTTGGAATACGCTAGTACGTTGGCTCTACAGAACTGTCTTGATCTTGAAAAGATAATTGAATGGAACGAGCAACACGATATTAAGTTCTATCGCATGTCATCGGATATTTTTCCGTGGGCTAGCGAGTATAATTTTGAAGAGTTGCCAGACTTCGAAGCAATTGCAGGATCTTTGCACCGGTCAGGTGATCTCGCGCGCAAGTACAAGCAGCGCCTGACTACGCACCCTGGACCGTTCAACAAATTGACGAGCCCGAAAGAACACGTTGTTCAGAATACTGTTACAGATCTCGAAAATCATGCCAAAGTTTTTGACATGATGGGATTACCGCGCACTCCTTATGCGAAGATCAACATCCATGTGGGCGCGCACTACAACAATAAGCCAATGGCCATCGATAATTTTTGTCGTAATTTTGAGCGGCTGTCCCCTGCTGTGCAATCACGCTTGACAGTGGAAAATGACGACAAGGCTAGCCTGTATTCTACCAAAGAATTATACGATGAAATTTATAAGAGAATCAACATTCCAATTGTATTCGATTATCATCATCACAAATTTTGTGACGGAGGACAAGATGAAGAAGAAGCACTGCTTACCGCGTGTATGACGTGGGACGATGTTAAACCAGTTGTACACTACTCGCAATCTAGATCCGTTGAGTATGACAATCCCAAGATTCGCGATAATGCCCATTCAGATTCTTATTGGACGCCGATTAATTTATATGAACTCGACTTAGATGTTATGTTAGAATGCAAACACAAAGAAATTGGATTGTTCAAAATGAGAGAGCTGTTGTGCGCCCGTAGCTCAGCTGGATAGAGCAACGGCCTTCTAAGCCGTAGGTCACAGGTTCGAATCCTGTCGGGCGTGCCAAACGAGATTTATTATGAATGATAAAGTATATTACGATGAGAGCTGCTACGTTTGCTCCTTAGAAATAAACGCAGTACGAAAGAGAGGCGAAGCCTGCGGCATCACATTTATTGACATCAGTAATCCTAATTTTAATGAAGAAGGCGACTTTGAATCAGAAATGGTAGGAGAGTTTAATGGTAAGCCTACCATTGGCGCTGATACATTTCGACTTATGTATG